TTGGAGGGACGTCGTGATCCATACTGGACTAAAAGTATGAATGACGAAGTTTACGGACCGGATCCAAAAGAATCCGACCGTAAAGAGAGGGCGACCAGGTTTCTTCAAATGCTGGTCACCATCGACGGGATCTTCGCACAGATTTATCTGGCGGATCCCATGTCACGCTGGACGTGGTCGGTTTTCGATCGATTCGTCCTGCGTCATCTCAGTCTCCTAATTGGAGATGAGTTCCTCGACTCTGTTGTAAAAACAACAGGAGTCGATACTCACTATAGTAGCCTTAAAAGGTACCGTGGTGAACTCAAGGAGGCGGTTGTAACAAACAAACCGCTTCCCTTGCCAAGCCGGGCAATTGCCCAGGCTTTCCGGCCTGTTGTTGAGTTCCTCAACAGCAAGAAGGAAAGGACACCAGAGTGGTTGCAATCTGCCTCCATCCTGATCCAATCACGGGGGTGCGGAACACCGCCTCCCATCGTGGTACTGCAGTCTAAGGAAAAGTTTCTCAAGACTGTATCTGAGGAGCCTCCGCAGATGACATCTGCGAGGGCTTCCCTCATTCGTGGTCTGATTCAAGAAGAATTGAATCTGATCCCCGACCATGTGTTCACCGGACTTACAACTAAGGCGGCGGTACACATTACTGGTGCAGCGTGTTTCGAAGAAGGACGCGGAACCGGTGGAACCCTTGAGTACGTACGAAGTATCGTCTCAGAGGGTCGGCTGGGAAGGAGTATACGAATCATCGATCTCCTTGACCCAGATTCCCCACCCCTCTATAAGAAAATAGATGAGGTGACGGAAGGAGAGTATATCTTCTGGCGTTCGCTGGAAGAAGTACTCGGAACACCACCAGAGGTACTCAGAGAGGCCTCAATGGTGATGATTCGGGAACCCGGTAAAGCAAGAACTGTTACCAAGGCCCGTGGTGCGCTCAAGGTTGTCTTAGACCTTGTGAACACGATCTGTTCTCACCCCCTTAAAAAGGGAGTGAGCTCCAGCGAATCCGGGATGGGTAAGTCTCATCACGGATGGAACTTCTTCAAGAGCTTTTATAGCTCTTGGGAGAAGGAGACCTTCCGCGTCAAACGACGCAATAGGTTTGATCAGACCAACGGCTCCTTCTCGGAGACAGTTGAGTATGACGACGTCTACGTAGGCTTTACAGACTACGAAGAGGCGACGGATCACCTGGAGCATAGTGTTGCCTGGTTGATCTCGGAGAGGTGGATGTCAAAATGTGGCATCCCTCCTCTATTGCAGGGTATTGTACGCGAAACATGCTACAAACCCCGCATGATCTACTTTAGTGCATCTGGTGCACTAAGTGGATATGGCGAAGAAGTCGAGGGTGAAACCCGACGAATCCGCCTCGTCAGGGGTGTCCTAATGGGAGACCCTCTGACCAAGGTCGTACTACACCTGATTAATATCGGTGTACGTCGACTTTCGAAATTAGGAGTTGAATCATCAGTCCTAATGTCGATGCCAAACTACATGCGCTCGATGAGCGTATTGAAGAAGGCTTTTTAGCTTCCCTTGTCCGAAGGACAAAGGTTGTGTCAAGTTACAGCGAACTCAGTTCGACAGATTAAC